ATAACTATCACACCATCATTGACTGCATCAGGAGCCAAGCAGAATGTAACGGCTGTACCTGCTAATAATGCAGCAGTATCATGCCTTGAGTCTGATCGATCAACGGCAGTTGGGAACGCTGCTGATTACGGCATATCATTGGGATATGGTAAAAATGCTTTTGCATTTGCAACGGCTGATCTAATCATGCCTAAAGGCGTGGATTTCTCAGCCCGTGAAGTGATGGATGGCATCTCTATGAGAGTTGTTCGTCAGTACACAATTGCAGACGATAAATTTCCTTGTCGTTTAGATGTGCTTTATGGATATAAAACTATCCGTGAGCAAGAAGCAGTTCGTATTGGAAGTAACTAAGTCATGTTGGGGAGTGCTTGCAAAGGCTCCCCTCCATCTTAAACTGGAGATAATGGCAGAGCATGGCTAATTTTTTAAAGATAATTCAAAATGCGGCTGATGAAATCGGGCTTGCTCAACCAGCCACGGGTATTGGTAATGGTGCGGTTGAGACTTTGAAAATGATCCGATACGCTGACAAGGTTGGCAACGCATTAATGAAGTCTTTCCATTGGCAAATCCTCACAAAAGAAAAGACTTTTACTTCAGTCGCAAGCGAAACACAAACGTCAACAATACTGGAGGCAGATTTTGATCGTTTTATCCCTGAAACATTTTGGGACAGGACAGCCGCTTTTTTAATGACGGGTCCAACCACTCCTAAAGAATGGCAAAATCTCAAGGCCACAGATTACAACAATACAGGAAGTAGAAAGTTTAGATTGCGAGGAGATTCTATTTTAGTTATCCCAACACCTACGGCTGGGTTGGCTTACGCTTATGAGTATGTCTCAAATAAGTGGGTAGATATCGCAGCATCAGGAACTCCAAAAGTGGCATTCACTTTAGACACTGACATCCCATTGATTAATTCAGAACTTTTGACGTTGGGCATAATATACGAGTACCTTGATGGGGATGGTCTCCCTGCGGTATCGGCAGCAAAAACATATTTAGACATGTTTAAATTGCTTGCTAAAAACGATCAACCTTCATCTGGAACATTGTTAGCTGGGGATATTTTTGGTGGCAAACCAACAGGAGGGACAACCACGCTATGACCCTTGGTATCACGAGAACAAGACCTTCATCCGTATCTAAAACATTACCTGCTCCAACGGGGGGATGGGATACTAGGCACGCATTAGCATCCATGCCTTCAGATAATGCAGTGATCTTAGATAATTTTTTCCCTGAGACTGAACACGTTACGCTCCGTGGTGGTTCTATATCTTATGCAACGGGTATGAGTGGGAATGTTGAGACTCTAATGGAATATGCACCATTGACGGGAGTTAATGAATTATATGCTTGTAACAACGGAAGCATTTACGAGGTTACAGACTCAGGGTCGGTAGGGGCAGCGGTTGTTTCAAGTCGGTCAAATAACAGATTTCAACATACTCAAATTGGTACGGCTGGAGGACAATTTCTCTTTGCCTGTAATGGTGAAGACACTCCCCAAACGTATAACGGATCTGCATGGGCGAACTCTACGGTATCAGGCCCCACTATTGCAAATTTGATATGGTGTACTACTCACCAAGCAAGGATATTCTTTGGTGAAAAAAATAGTCTTTCTTTCTGGTATTTAAGCACCCGGACAATAAATGGGGCAGCGTTGGAATTTGCTCTTGATGGTATTTTTAAAAGGGGTGGTTATATCATGGCAATGGGAAGCTGGACAAGAGATGGAGGTTCTGGCCCCGATGATGTTGCTGTATTTTATTCAAGTGAGGGAGAGATTGCTGTCTACTCAGGGACTGACCCATCGAGTGCTAGTACATGGGCTTTGGTTGGTGTCTTCCAACATGGGAGGCCTGTCGGTAGGCGTTGCGTAACGAAGGTCGGAAGTTCGCTTGCTTTGATCTCAGAAAATGGGTTCCAAGACGTTTCAAGCATTCTTTCTGTGGATAGATCGTCTTCTGAGAATGTGGCTATATCTAAACAAATTAATGATGCTGTTAATAGCGCGGTTAAAAGCTATGGGGATTTATTCGGGTGGCAACCCATCGTGTTCCCTAAATCACAGATGTTAATATTTAACATCCCAATCAGTGCAACAGAAATGCACCAATATGTTTTTAATTCCTTAACTGGTGCGCCTTGTAGATTTAAAGGTCTAAATGCACTTTGTTGGGGAATGCGAGGTGATAAAATGTTTTTTGGTAAGACGGATGGGACAGTCCACGAATTTGATGGGGTTGATGCCAATGGGGATACATACCCTTCAGATGCTGGGACAGCGATTACTGGAGACGCAATGGCAGCCTTCAGTTACTTTGGTTCAAAAGGAAGTGAAAAGGCTTTTAAATTAGTCGAGCCCATTTTTATAAGTACAGGCAATCCAAACCCTGCTCTGGATTTAAACGTGGATTTTACTACTTACGCTCCTGTCGGACAGCCTCAACCTTTACCTAACAGTGCAGGACAATGGGGCGTTGCAAGATGGGGTGTCTCTCTTTGGGGAAAAGCAGATCAAGTTTTTAAAGGGTGGTTGGGTGTCCGTGGTCATGGGAGAGCAGCTTCCTTAAGAGTAAGGGTTACTACTTCTATCTCAAGACCTTCATGGGTTTCTACTAATTACACATTTGTTCGAGGTGGTCAAATTTGACTGATATCCAAAAATTGTTTCCTAGAGATATTAGGGATAGACCAGCGAAAGAAAAAATCAATGTGCTGATTGATTGTGTTGGTGGGGATATCCAAACACCAGCAGGGAGCTATGGAGTGTTAACGACAGATGGTGTCATTTTAATGGCAACAGGAACGGCCACATTGTTCACGGCTGTAGGGAACAAAGACCAGAGAATTATTGTCAAAAGATTGGCAGGTGCGACTATCACAATTGATGGGGCTGGATCTGAAACAATTGATGGAGCAACAACGAAAACACTAGGCACCCAGTATGATACTTTAACTATTATTTCTGATGGAGCTAACTGGCACATTATATGAGGAGCTCACCGACATTACTTTATGGAGAGTCTGAAGAGGTGTCTGATTGGGTGTCTCGACATATTCCAGAAGTTAATAATGGTTTTAAGGAAGCAACAGCAATAGGTGTTATCTCTCAAGGAAAGTTAATAGCAGGGGTTGTTTACAATGAATGGCAACCAGAGTATAAAACGATACAATTAAACATTGCAGCAACCAACCCAATGTGGGCAAGGAAAGAAGTGATTAGTGGCTTATTAGCCTATCCATTTTACCAAGTTGATGTTTTTAAGTGTTGGCTAACAATCCCATCAGATAACAAACGATCATTGAAAATGACAGATCATGTTGGATTCACTAAAGAAGGTGTTATGGCTCACCAATTTGGAAAGAAACGACACGCAGTTATAAAAAGGATGTTCAAACCAGATTATGAAAGAATGTGGAGAAAAAATAAATGATAACAACTTTAGACATTAAACAACTAGAACGATTCTTTGCAAAATTGGATCAGAAAAAAGGTGGTGGTGGTGGTTATTCGCCTCCCCCAGCCCCTGACCCAGTGGCTACGGCACAAGCACAAGGGGCAGCTAATAAAGAAGCAGCCATCGCCTCGCAAGAATTGAATATGATAAACCAAGTAAGTCCTTATGGGAATTTAGACTTTTCTCAAACTGGAACGTCTGCTGCTGAGACTCCACAATATACAGCAACCTCGACACTTAGCCCATCAGGACAAAGGCAACTTGATCTAACAAATCAGGCAGCTGAAAAATACGGGCAGACAGCTAATGAACAACTTAACCAAGTTTCTGGTCAGTTATCTCAACCCGTTAACTTTGGTGATCTTAGCCCTGCTCCAGCTGCTGACTTAAGTTCTTTGGGTCAAGCCCCAACAGCAAGCTTTAGTAATTTGGGTGCAGCTCCTACTGCAAGTTATGACTCTCTTGGCTCTGCCCCAGTTGCAAATGAGCAGACAAGGCAATCGGTACGGCAGTCTATTCAAAATCGGGAACAACCTTATCAAGAGAGAAAACTAGATCAGTTGAGAAGTCGGCTAGACACCCAAGGAATTGCACAAGGGTCAAAAGCTTATTCTGATGCCATGTTTGATTATAACAGAGGCTTGAATGATTTTAATCTTGGGGCAGATACTCAGGCATTAAACCAAATGTCACAGTTATACGGATTGGAAGCTGATCAACGTAATCGAGCAACAAATGAAATTGGACAACTTTATGGGTTGCAAGCTGATCAAAGAGGGAGAGCTACCAACGAAATAGGACAACAGTTTGACTTTAGCAACCAAGCAAGGGATAGAGGCTTAAGGGATATAGAAGCACAATACAGGTTGGATGCTAACGCAAGAGATCGAGGTGTTAATGAATTAGTCCAACAGAGACAAATTCCTCTGAATGAGTTGGCTGCAATGTTGTCTGGGTCACAAGTACAAGGCCCATCTTTTATTAACACGCCTCAACAATCTATGCAAGCAGGTGATATACAAGGAGCAACTTACGCTAATTACAATGCTGCAAATAACGCTTATAATCAACAACGTGCATCTCAGGCACAGGGCAAGGGTGCAACGGGCGATCTGCTTGGAAGTTTGGCAATGGCAGGGGCAACGGCTTTTTCAGATAGACGGGTTAAGGAAAACATCAGGAAGATTGGTCAACTCGCTAATGGTCTTTTTGTCTATGTGTTTAATTACATTTGGGGTGGTCCTGAACAGATCGGGGTTATGTCGGATGAAGTTAGGAAGATCATGCCTCATGCGGTTATTGTT